GGCACTAGGGGCGGCGTCGAGGAATCGGCTGTACTCTCCCTGAAAAACGAGGAGCAGTTCCCCGAGGGGCCCCATCCGCTGTTTGCGGATCAGGATTTCGGCCAAGCCGCGATACGGCGAAACAGGGTCGTAATACTCGTCGCGGTACGCCATCAGGATTACGTCCGCGTCCTGCTCGATGGCGCCTGACTCGCGTAGGTCGGACATCATTGGGCGCATGTCCTGGCGCTTCTCTAGCGAGCGGTTGAGCTGCGACAACAGGATGATCGGGCAGGACATTTCACGCGCCAGCAGCTTTAAGGCGCGCGTGATCCCGCCCAGTTCCTCGTTTCGGCTGTTGCCTTCGCCGCGCATCAATTGCAGGTAATCGATAACGATCAGATCCAGTCCGCCCATTCGCTGCTTCACTTTCCGGGCAGCAAGACGGATTCGGGCCACATTGGACAGGGTTGGATCGTCAGCGATGATGAGGCGCTTTTCGTGCAGCCGCCCAAGCGATGCGGCAATCCGGCTATAGTCGTCGGCGGCAATATCCCCGGATCGCAAGGCTTGCGTGCTGATGCTTCCGAAGCGTGCCATGCTGCGCTCCGCAAGCTGGGAGGCGCCCATCTCCAGCGAAACCACTAAGGCAACGCCACCGCCAACGGCCACGTTCTCCGCGATATTCACGGCTAAGGTGGTTTTCCCCATGCTCGGGCGGCCTGCAACGATGATCAGGTCGCCGGAGTGCAGGCCGCACATCAGCTGGTCAAGTTCGAGGAACCCTGTCGGCAGGCCGGCAATCTGCCCGCGCTTCTCGGTACGTTGCTCCAGCGCCTCCAGAACGCCCGGCATCAACTCGCCAATGCTCTGAGGTTCCTGGCCGGCGTGCCGGGCATCCGCCAAGCCCATCACCAGGCCGGTGACTTGCTCTACGAGGGCGCCGGTATCGCCATGGGAGGATTCCGCTAGGTCGGCGATGCGCTGACCAAGGGCCAGCACGTCGCGCCGGATGCGGCGTTCCCGGACGATTTCCGCGTAACGGCGGATGGTTGCCGTGGAGGTGATGTTTTGCGCCAGTTCGCCAAGATAGGCGAGGCCGCCGGTTTGCTCCGTCTCCCCCGCAGTATCGATGGCATCCGCAACAGTGACGACATCGGCCGGCTGGCCACGGTCCAGCATGTGGGTGATGTGCCGGAAGATGCGCCGATGCTCGTCACGGTAGAAATCGGCTTCGCCCACCAGATCGGCGATGCGTTCCCAAGCCGAGTTGTTGATCAGCAATGCCCCGAGAACCGACTGCTCGGCCTCGATGGAGTGGGGCGGAAGGCACAGCTCGCGAGGCGCGTTCATGCTGCCGCCCTCCGAGCCTGTTCGCCGGCGCTCGTCCAGCTTGCCGCTTGCCCATCTGCCAGAAACCAGAGTTTGTACCAGTTGCGCCGAACGGCATTCCGGAAGGACTGGCGCCAGTCCTTGTAGCGCTTATCCGTGGGAAGATAGGCTGCTTTGAATTCAGCCCATGCCGCAGCCAGCATGTCGTCGGTGATGCCGACCTTCTCCGCATATTCCATGATCGGATCGTCTTCGGGGATGGCTTTCCCACCTGACGCCTTGCAGTTCTCCAGGAACTGAGCAAGTGTGACTTCTTTGCTTTTCGATTTCTGAGAAGAGGGCGATCGCGCCTGCGCGAACCCTTTGACGGGTATTGACGGTTCACTGATGGTTTGGGTCGCACCCATGCGGCCCGTCTCTACGCATCCATGCGACCCGTCTTGTGCGTCTGCGCGACCTGTCGCATGTGCGCTACCCGTCGCACCCATGCGGCCCGTCAGACTTGAAAGGACGATGCGATATTGGCGGGTAGCTCCTGGCGCCCCGCCGAACTCGTTCCCGACCACTTGGATAAAGCCGTCAGTTATCAGGCCATGGACAACACGCTGCGCTTGGGAGCGCGACAGCCTGGTTTTTGCAGCGATGGCAGACATAGAGGGGAAGCAGCGCCCGTCGTCGTCGCTCCAGTCTGCCAGTGCCAAGAGTGCCAGGAGATCAGATCCTCCGCCTGGGTAGTCTTCCCATACTCGCGACATGATGCGGATGCTCATAGCGCCTCCGCCGGTTCGCCGAGCAACTCGTACAGCGCGACACCCACATGCACGAAGCCATCACTGTCGACCGTGTTGATGCGGCTGCTGCATATGACGTAGCCGCGAGCCTCCAAGTCCTGCACGCGACCGGCCGGATGGCTTATGCCGCGCGCTCTCAGTTCGTGAGTATGGTGGCGGCGAAGCCGCAGCAATTCGAGAAGGCGCTGTAGCTGCGCTTCCGTTGCGGTGGAGCTGGCGCTATGCTCCCGAGCGGATTGGCTTGCTTTGCCGCACTCGCCCGGGGCCAGCCGGGCGTTTGCTTTTGTGGAGGTGCTTTTCATCGCCGCCTCCTTACGCTGCGCCAATGAGGCGGCGCAGTTCGCCCACCTTGATGCGGGTCGAATTGCCGACCTTGACCGGGGTCAGCTCGCCGGCGTGGAAATGCCTGTAGATACTGGCACGGCTACGGGTTGCGATGGTGCACGCGGTCGAGATGTCGACCAGCATGCTGTCGGCCGCCTGGTCAAACTGCCGGACGGCGTCGAAGGATGCATGGGTTTTCATGTGTCAGGCTCCGCGCCTGGCACCACCTTCGAGAAGGTACGCTTAGCTTCTCGGTGCCACGCGCTTAATCAGCGTGGAGCCATCGTCATGCCCCCGAAATTTCCCGAAAAATTGCGGTAGGAATGCGGCAAATCTGCGGCATATTTACTTCATAAGCTGTTTCAACAAAATCGACAGTTCACTTGTTGGCTCGGTAGTGACCTGCCTTAATGCCTTGTCGCGAGTGATTTTCCCGTTTTCCACGCCCCAAGCTACGACTTCGGCCATATTCCAGTATGTGGATGCCAGCCATGCGCGCCTGGTGAGGCCGCTGCTCTGTCTAGATGCATCGCGAAGATCGCGCTCAATGGATGGCATCATAGGTTGCAGCTCTTCTATTAGCGCTTTCCGTTTGCGGCGAACGATACCTCGCCTGCTATCGCTGGCCTGTTGATTGCCTGTCTCTGCATCGGTCGAATCTTGGGTGGTACCGGGGTTAAGCTCGTCATGCCATTCGCTCGGAGCGTCCCAGGCTAGACGCCACCAAACGCCGCCTTTCTCAAAATCATCATCAACTGGCAACGGTGATGTCATGACGACTCGGAAAAGCTGATGCCCATCCACGTAGTAGCGTAATCCAGCCTCATCGACCAAGCCGCCGACAATGCCGCCGTCTAGGCCACGGAGCTTCTCCAAATTGGCCTCTTTTTCTGCCCGGCCAAGAGGGAGTCGCGAGTGCACGCTGAAAATCGACAAATCCCCTGATTCAATGTGGTCAGCGAGGAAAGCCGCGGTTGCATCCAGCGAGAAATTGTTTCCTTCGACTATCTGATCCATGAGGTGTGCCTTTTCGCTCAAGACATTACCTGTGAGGGACCAGCGCAGAACGGTACCAAGAAAGATCAACTGCGGGTAATGATCATCCCGGTGGTAGCTCGCTCGTTCATCGACCTGGACAATGTGGATAGTCTTTGTCGGCTCCATGTTTGCCATGCCTACGACCCTGCTGCACGAGATTGGCTGCTGCGATTGATCGGGAGCGCTATCGCCGAGCTGGTAGTGGTGGAGCAGCATTTCGCCCAGTCAGCCATCAGACGACGACGCTTTTCAAAGAGCGTGCCCCGCGCATAGGCTGCCTCGGCCTTGTCCTTGAGCTGGTGGGCAATGGCGTGTTCGATGACCTCGCGGGGATAGGCTGTTGTTTCGCCGGCCCAGTCGCGGAAGGTGGAACGGAAGCCATGGGCGGTGATGACCTTGCCGGCGCTGTCCGTCCAACCGCCGCTGCCATCCTTGAGACTGGATTCGTGCATGCGGCGGATGACAGCGGTCAGTGTCATGTCGCTCAACTCGCCGTGCTTCGTGTTGGGAAATATCAAGTCAGTGCCGACGATGCGGGGCACGGATTCGAGCAGGGCGAGTGCAGCCGGCGAGAGGGGAATACGGTGTTCCTTCTCGGCCTTCATACGCTTAGCCGGGATGGTCCAGACGCCGGAAGTCGGCCCGTAGCCCACGGCGACCCGGCCCAGCGAGCCGACGTCG